TTTTGGTCAGTTTCGCCATTTCTACACCCCCTTGCGTAGCGCGCGGAGTAAAATTTAACTCCCCGGCTCGGTCCCCTGCCTTCGTTTTTTCGCAGCGCGATGGGGGGAGTCCAGCCGCTCGGTCAGTAATTTGTGTTGCGGATGATCTCGCCACCTGGGCCGTACAGGCATCGGCCCGGCGTTGTCTTCCTCGGGTCGCGCTCTTTGTTGTGGCAGGTCTGGCACTCGTACCGAAAGCGCCGTGGGTTCAGACTGATTTCCGGATCGTTGCAGTTGATATCGTCCAGCCAGATAGTGTGATGCACGATCACCCCCGGCTCATCGTGGCACACCTCGCACATGCCGCCATCAAGCGCGAGCCTGTAATCGATGTATGCTTGTCTCGCGCGTTTCCACGCTTGCGTCTTGTAAAACTGTTTTTGTGTCACAGTATCCAGCCCGTCTTGTTTGAGAATATGCAACCACAATATTCGCACAGTAAAGCGCCGGAACCCAAAAGCTTGGCCGGCGCTTCACAAATGAGAGACTGACAGAGATATTTCGATCCACGTGCCCCGTCGGGCGCGGCCGCAACAAAGGAGAAAGGAAGAGAGGTATATCACAAAGTGACTTGCGGGACTGGTCTCTCTCGCAATCCCGCGATATCACTTTAACACAGATTTTCGAAAAAATCGTCTCACTTTTTTCTCATCTTTCCGTCAGCTCTCCGTGAGGCCATACATGATAATCGTGAAATTCCGCAGCGCGCTGTCTTTCCAACGGTATGCTGTTGGCTTCTCGATGGCCAATTCCCGGCACAGCCGCTCGACGCCGCCGATGCACGGCGTGATATAAAAGCGCTGCAGCACGCAGCGGTCCCGCTCTGAGAGCTGATTCAAGGCACGATCCACGCGGCGCACCCGGTTCTCGGTCAAGCGCTGCGCCTCTTCCAGCCGCTCACGTTTCAGGATGTTGTTTACGAGCGCATCGTCCCGGCCATTCGAGCCGCCTGCGACCGGATTGCCGTCCGCCGAGGCGCTGCGGATGCTCGTGATCTCTGTCGCCAGGTCAGCGATCTGATCGCTGATGTTTGCAATTGCCGCCTTTCGGTTCATGTAGTTGCGCAGCTCATCAGCCGCCTCCCGCTTCCAGTCCAATTAAGTCACCTCGTTTCGTTCGCCGTAGCTACAAAAATCATATGGATACGCTGACGGCAAAATCCCATGGTGGCGTGGGTGCCCGCAATTACCCATCTCAGTCCTATGGGCACAGTCCTTGCAGTGCACCACCGGCGCAACGTCGGCAGTGGGTGTGCGGTGCACAATGTCCCGAACAAGTTTTTTGGCAGTTGCGATTGTAACGGCGGCTTTTTCATCCTCTGGCACATCAGGTCGCACTAATGAAAGTGCCGCCTCCCGTTCGATGTATTCATGTTCCATTGTCCAGCCTCGCTTTCAGCCGCTCCACCTTGCGTCTGCGCTCGTTGCGCACGGCGTCCGTGCAGCAAAACAGCATCTTCATCTGCTCGAGCATGATCTCCACGTCGGCGATCTCCTCGGCGATGCTTGCCTGCGAGCACTTGCCGCGCAGGTACTTGCACAGCTCTTTCTGCAGCTCACTCATTTCCTCCATCATCACCACGATCTGCATGGATGAGCCGTAGGTGTCCAGCGCTCTCTGCAGCACTTCCATCTCGTTTATGTATTCAGCCATTCCGCTTCACCTTCTCCCCGAACGCCTCCAGCAGCTTCTCCGCAGCCGCTCGCAGCTTTGTCTGGTTCTCGCCGCTGGCCTTTGCGATCAGCGCCAGCATGTCGTTCAGATTCCCCTGCACGGTATCAAATACGATCTTGAACTGCGCCACCGTCACATCGCTCATCTCCAGCTTCCGGCGCGCCTCCTGCAGCTCCAGCTTCAGGCCGTCGCGCTCCTTGGCCACGTCTGCCGCGGCGTTCTCCAGCTTGTCCTCTGCGGCCTTGGCCGTTGCCTCCGCCTGTTCGCGTGCCTTCTCCGCCTTCTGCAGCTTCTTCTCCAGCCGCTCGAGCTCTTTCTGCACAGCCGCCTTTTCTTCCTCGCGCGCCTTGGCCACAGCGCCCTCGTCCACCTGCACGGCCACCTCAACCGGCCGGCTCTCCAGTGTGCGGATGTTCTCCTGCAGCGCCCGGATCTGCGCCTGCGTTTCCTCCAGCGCCCGTCGGCGCGCCTCTGCCTCCTGCGCTGCCGTCTCGGCGTCCTTTTTCAGCCGCTCCGCCGCGCCCATCTGTTCTGCCAGCTTTTGCTCGTACAGATCCCGCTCATCCTCTGCCGCCTTCTTCGCCTGGATCAGCTCGTCCAGTTCCCGCGCCGACATGTGCTCCACATCGTGCTCCTCGGCGAAGCTCTCCCGCTCGTTTTCCGGCAGTGCGAGCAGCCGCAAAGCATTGGAAATACTCAAATTATTCAACGTTGGGTAATTTGATTCCGCCCCGAAAAGGGTCTGCTGCTGCGCCCCGTATTCGCGGTACAGCGTCATAAAGCGCGATGCCGTGCTCTGGCTGAACTCCGTCTGCGCCTTCAGGTACGGCAGCCATTCCCCGTGGCCGATCATCTCCTTCACCTCACACAGGCGCCGGCCGATCTCGATGCCGAACCACAGCGTCATCTGCTTTGCCTGGGCCGTCAGGCCGCGGATCTCTGCGCCCACGGTCTCCGGCGTCCTTGTCAGTTCATTCATGCCGTTTTCTCCTTTGCTTCCAGTATTGGCTGCTTCTGCTTGTCGCGGCGGCTGCCTGCGTGCACCCAGCCGAGCCACGCATCCAGGAACCATGCGTACCGCTCCTCCGGGTCCTGCGCATGGTTATAGCCCTCGTTCCTGTACCCGTGGATCTGGCGGATCGTGTCCTTCCCCGTCAGCTCGATCGTCATCCACGGCCGCTCCGGTCGCTTCTCGTGCCGCAGGAACAGGATCGTCGTCTTCCCGTTCATGTGCCGCGCGGCGTAGCCGCCCACACAGTGGTGCAGCGTCTTGCCCTCGCGCACGATCTCGCTGCCGCTCTTCGGCACCACGATGCGCAAGCCGCTCATGGTAAACTCATATTTCCGGCACAGCTTCTTGTACCGCTTCGCATAGGCCTCGGTTGCGGCCTGGTCCTTCCGGATCTCCAGCAGCTCAGCCGCCGCGTCGTGCCGCTCCCGCAGATCTTTCGGCATGGCCACCGTCGCCTCCGTCAGGTCATAGCCCAGCTCGCGCGCCATGCGCAGATAGTCCACCCACAGCTGCACGCCCGTCTTGCTCCCGGCGTATCGTGCCGCCTTTTCCAGCTTCACGCTGGCCGTCTCCGCGCACTCCTTGCACGCTTCCACCATCTGTCCCCCGCCGAGCCGCTGGCAGAGATGGATGTACACATCCGGTGTCAGCTCCGGCGCGGTCTCCCGCCAGCTTTTCAGCGTCTCAAAGTCTCCGCCAGACTGCAGCCATGCGCGCGCCTCCTGCTTGCTCATTCGCACAAAGTCTGCCGGATTTCGCGCGTTCCAGTTCAGGATCCGCGCGTTTTTCACGCCGCTCACCACAAGCTGTGTCACCGCGTCCCCGAGCCCCAGCTTCACAGCCATTTCGATCTGTTGCCACATCGCGTAGGCCGCCAGATACGTCACAGCCCACTTCACCGGCTCGTCTTCCCAGCGCTCCGCAAGCTCATAGTGCATCCAGTCCTCGATCTGGCAGTAGCGCCACGCCTTCGTCTCGCTCAGCGCATCCGCGCCGATCACGGTATAGTCGCCCTGATAGCACGCCCAGCCCATCATGTTCGGCTGAAACGGTTCTGACACCGTCGCCTTCGCCTTCCAGTACGGCAGCGTCCACTCTCCGCAGCGCCACTCCCGCGTACGCACCCACATCTGCACCGTCCCAGGCGCGAAATAGTAGGCTTTCTGCCCCCAGCAGTTCATGTCGTAGTAGATGCCCCCATAAATCAGGTCCTTTGTGTAGCTGATCTCGATCTGCATCGCCTCGATCAGCAGCGCATCGCCGTCCCTGCGCAAGAATGCCACGTGCGTCTCTTCCCGCAGAGACGTCATCCGCTCGCTGTACTTGCCGATCGCGCTCCACACGGCCGTTTGCCCGCAAAACGGGCAGCTGCCCTCGCTGCCGTGCTTCGGCCCGTGCTTGCCGATGATCCCATGCTGGCGGCAGCACGTCGCCCACACCTCGCGCCGCTTTCCGTATGTCTCGAAAAACACGTGCGGCGTGAACAGATCATGCACCGCGTCCTCTTCTTCCTGTGTCGGATAGTCCCAGAACTTCCGCAGGATCTCCTCGTGCCGCTCCTTCGGCAGGTTGCACTTTAAGTACCGCATGGCTCACACCCCGAAGAAGTCGTCCAGCTTCAGCAGCAGGCCCTCCGGCTTCGCGTCATCGCTGCACAGGCGCACGCGCATCGTCGTTTCGATCTCCGCGCCCGGGAAGTAGAACTGCACCGCCTTGCGGTACGCCTCGATGTCCGATATGCTCCCGCCCACGCCTTTGGCCACGGCCTGCATGCACTCCGGAAAGCTCCCGCCCTGCGCCACGGCCTGTGCAAACTCACCGTCCTCTTCGCAGAACTTCTCCAGCGCCTCGCGCACGGCCGGCGCCATGGCACGCTCCTTGTTTCCGCTCAGTCCCTTGTCATCGCGCAGCCGCTCGATGGCTTTCTCGTAAAATTCGTTCATAGCTATACCTCTCTTTCGCTATCGCTTTTATCCTGCGTCACCGAGAAACAGGATCACGCCCCGGCGCATCTGCACCCGGTACGGCTCCAGTTCCCCGGACGTCATGTACTTATGGCCGAAATGCTGCCGCATCCTCCACCACACTTCCCACGGCACGCGATAGACCGCACGGCCGCGCAGACACACCAGCACGAACACCAGCGCGCCCTTCTGCGCGTGCGACTGCATGGCATATGCCTGCTCGTCCGTCACCGCGCTCTGCAGAATGCGGTCTTTGTCCGTGGCCTTGGCTTCAAACACGACGCTGCGGCCGCCGTCGATCGTACCCTGAAAGTCCGGCTGCGCCTGCTTGGTGAAAACCGCCTCAAACGACCAGCAGCCGCTCTGGTTCTGATGCCGGCCGGAAATGACCTTGATCGGCTCCGGCGTTTTGTCGATCTCCGCGTGACAGACCGACCGGTAATATTCGCACGCGGTGAGGATCTGTGCCTCGAAGCTCTCGCCGAGCGCGTGACTGATGCTCCCCTGCGCCTGGCGCGCGGGATTTTTGTCCTCCTCTGCGTGGAAAAACTGCAGCGCCTTTTCATACGCTGCGGGATCCAGCTTGCGCGCCGCCTGTTTCTGATAGCGCGGCGGCAGGCTGTCCATGCTGATACCCATTGTGGATGCTCCTTTCTATGCGGTGTCTTTGATCTCGTAATACTCCTGCCACGGCCAGCCGCTCAGTTCGTGCCAGCCGCTCTTATACTCCGATCCATCGTCAAAGCGATAGAGATGCATACCCCGTCTGGCCTTCGGCTCCTTGCGCCACGTCTCAGCCTTGGCCACCTGATAGCGGATCTCCGGCTTTGCCATGCCGGCGCTGCAGGTATACCGCCGGCGGCGGATGCCCTGCTCGCGGCAGCGGCGCATGGTGGAGCGTGATTCCTTGATGAGGTAGGACGCGAGCTTTGCGTGGTTCTTGCGGTCATCGAGCATCTGGAAGCTGATAGACCCCGCGCCATTGGTCACCTTTGTCCAGGCGGCGGCGATGATCTGCGCGTCAAAGCGCGGCAGGAGGATGTGATGATGCACGTTCGTCATGTGCTTGGTTTCGAGCACAGCGATGTATTTCAGGCGCTTGCCCGCTTTGGCGTACGCCTTACGCAGCTCGCGGAAGAACGCGGCTCTGTCCCGCTCGGCTTGCTCTAATGTGATGGTTTTGCACCAGTAGTGCAGCACCAAGTGGAAGTCGCCATAATGGTAGTTGCAGTTGATGAGCCAGCGCAGATGCTCCTCGGCCACGCGCTCGTTGATACGCTCCTGGCGCTTGGAGGTCTCCTTCTCGGATGATCGCTTGCGCGGCTTGACTTCCTTGCTGTGCACACGGGATGAATACATCTTGCGGTGCTCGACCGTTTCCCCGCACACGACGGTGCGATGTACATACGGCATGATTGCCTCCCTGTCTGTCTCCGGTCGAGTTAGTAATTGGTCTTACCGAAGCTGAAAACGCCTTGCGGCGTCAGCGTTTTTCGGCTTGCAGGGCAGGCAACTGTATGCTATAATATATATAGTGTAGCGCGCCCTGTGCGCTATTGGGTTTTCACCGCCTGCGGGTTTGACGATCTTCGCAGGCGGTGTCTTTTTATGTCTCCGGCGGCGCCCACATGACGCGCGCCCCGTGGACGACTTCCTGCCATGGGACGCCCCACAGCTCCGCCGCGCACTGGATCGCCGCGAACGGCGATGCGCACGGTACGATTACGGCCACACGGCCCGGGAGCGCCACCCGCGCGCGGCCTTTTGCGGCCCAGCGGTCATGCCGGCGACGCTCCGCCAGCTCTTCCGGGGACATATAGGCAACCTCCGGCCGCCTCATGCGACGCCGAGGACCGAGAAGACAAGGTGGAACACCCACCCGGCGAGCGCGATGCCGGCGATAAAGGACGCGCAGACAATGCCGTCCTCGATGCCCCACACGATGTAGCGGCGCACCTTCGCCTTGGCGCGCGGATCTCCGAACACCTTCATTCGTCGTCGCTCCCCTCTGCCGTTCGGTACAGCATCTGCATGTTGTACGCACATGCGCCGCACACCGGCGTGCTGTGAATGTACCGGATGTCGTTCACGCTGCCGCAGAACGCGCAACCAGGCGCGTACTTGCGCAGGATGATGCCCTTCCCATCCGTGTAGATCTCGACGGGGTCTTTCTCGTTGATTCCGAGCGTCCGCCGCAGCTCCCTCGGGATCACGATACGGCCGAGCTCGTCGACCTTTCTGACGATTCCTGTTGCTTTCATTGGTTTCTCCTTTCTCGTTACTGATATTTGATCGCTGCGCGCAGGGTGTCGATGGGGATATCCAATCCCCGCCCGAGCGCGAGCAGGTCGTTGATGGTCATGCCGCCGATGTTCTGCAGCCTGTTCGCCGCCGTCTGGCGGCAGCAGCCGATCAGGGTCTCCGGCTTGACGCCCTGCACCCGGATCTGACCATAGAGCAGCGTCTGCAGTTGGTCATAGCGGCTGGTGCGCTTCCTCAGTTTTGGCATATGTACCTCTCTCCTTTTCTTGCCTGTT